TGGCTTTCTTGCCTTCCATCTCAGCCAATAACTTCTTTGCTAATGCTTCGTTATTATCTAGGATTGCTAACTGGGCTCTTAGACGTAATTTAGTTTCACCATCTGTGGCTTCGTTAAGTGCCTTAGTTAAACCAATACGTTCAATATCAAACTTGTCTTTAAGCTGATCTATAGCAGTCTTAGCCTTTAATGTGGTTACTTCTTGCTTTTTTAACTTTAATAAATCCTGAGATGCTTTAATTTCTTGTCTTCTTTGTGCAGCTAAAATACGACCTTGTGCTGGAGTTTCTCTAGCAGGTGCAGTAGGGAATCTACCCTTACTGTTTTCCTGAGCCAACTTATTAAGCATGTTGAATATGTTTGTGCCAAATACAATATCGCCTAAAGTCTTAGCGCCAGGTATAGATTTAATCTCGCCAATTAATACGCCTAAACCTTCGATGGTCTTACCCGTAGACTTGCCTAGGTTTTCCATCTTTCTAGTAACTTCATCAATACTATTATCTTTGCCTATTGCTTGTAGTGCTAGTAATAAACCTTCACCAATTTCTTCTTTAGCGTTTTCCGATGCAACTCTTAATAAGTCCATCTGTCCAGCGTAAGTACTTAATCTAGCTTGCGCTTGGCCTGCAAACTTGTTATTAAGCTCGGCCATAATTGCATCCATGTCACCAGCCTTTAATAAGGCTTTATCTAAGCCAGCGCCTAATCTACTTAATCCTGTGGTGTTACCAGCGTAGGCACGTGATAAGGCTGCGGTTACTTGGCTTAATGATTTACCAGTAGCAGCTGATACATTCATAGCAGTATTTAATGCTTCTTGGCTTGTGGTGATTGATCCTGTTACAGTTAATAATTGTTGAAATGCTGGGCGTAATTCATCATCTAATACGCCTGTGGCCTTCTGTAAATTGGCTATGTATAACTCTACCCCTGGTGCGCTAAATTGGTAGCCAGTATTTTTTAACTGTGTCTCTAAAGACTTGGCAGCCTTCTCATCGGCTATAAACGCTTTTACTGCTTCTTTGCTGAATCTAGTTAATGCTGTTACTGAGAATGCAGCTAAAAAAGTTCTTTGAAAAGATTTTAACTGCTTTTCAAATATACCGATTTCTTTCTTGCCTTTTTTAAGTCCTTTATTATTAAAAGTACTGAGTGCAGAGACGACTATATTGGCCACTATGCGACCTTCTTTTCTGTAGTCTTATTAAAGTGTGTAGCTGTGGCATTAATAGCCTTAACTATTACGCCATAAATATCACCACTATCTTGCGCCCATGCTTTGTAAATCAAACGGCCTTTAGTCTTGCGACCACCACCCCTAGCGCCTTTAACTTTAGGCTGAGATGTAAGGGTAGGTAGATCAGTAACAAACTGATAGCCAGCGAATGGATTATTAGAACTATATGCAGATGTGCTTCTACTTTTTCTGCTACCTGATTGCTTAAATGCCATTGTGCCGCCACCCTCTGCAACAGATGTAAATGGCGCTCTACCTTGTGGGTTTAATCTACCTGCGGTCTCATAGATACGACCAGCTGCGCTTATGTTATAAACATAACTTTCAACTGTATAGCCATTACTAAATCTTCGGTTTTGGCCTTCTTTATATCCAATACCACCACGCACAGTATCTGAATCATATTTAGGGAATGGGCGATAATCTACAGTAGATGATATTGGTTTAGCCCATCCAGACAATACATCGGAATTACTTACTACAAATCCTTTAGCCTTAGCCTCTACGCCTTTCATAACAGGTTCTACGGCTAATTTAACACGCCTATACATATCTTCGTCAATAAATGTTAAGCCATTGATAACGTCTTTAACGCCTACGATTTCTACTGGCATCTCTGACCTTTCTGGCTCTATCATTCAAAACCTGAACTATTGCGTTAATCATTTCTGAATCCATGTTAATAAATTCACTTGGCGCTATCCCAGTTTCAACGCTTAATGCAGCGATGCTATAAACTAAAGAATCTGGGCGTGTTATTTTTTTTCTTCGTCTAGTACCTCGACAGTTTCTAAGCTGTCAATAAATTCATCAAACGATAGAGATACTTGACCGCCAGCCCTGCGTAAACATTCCCAAGCTAGCCAGAATATATCTGACTGCTTCTCATCTTCACGCAAGGCCTTACTAATTCCCATGCCTCTTTTTAACTCGAAAGCGTACTCGACACCTGGTGTTATCTTGTGCTCAGATACATCACCATTAGCCCTTGTTATCTTTAGCTTTGCCATTACTACTCCTTAGTTAAAACGCCACTGTAGGCGATACTGTTACCACGGAGTTTACTGTAAAGGTCATTGAAGAGGTAGCAATTTCAGCCACGCCACCCTGACCTAGTGGAGTTAGGTTATTTACCAAAATTGAGAATTGGTAGGTTGGGTTAGCAGCTGAGACAGCAGTACCTTTAACAGTGATTACTGATACAGCTAGAGTCTTGCCAAATGCCTCATTTAGAGTTTGCATTACCTGAGCATTCGCCCACTCATTGTTAAAGTCAATAGTAAATGTTGAGTTTTCTAGTCCAGCCACGTACTTGTGAGCTGTATCGCCCATAGCTGTAATTTCTAACTCATCTACTACCTTGTTTATTACTGCGCTTGTTACGTAAGCGCTAATATCGATTGATGGTGTAGTAGGCGCAGCATTGGTAGCCAACTTAACACCTACGTTATTATTTAGATATATGGCCATACTTATTCCTCGTCTTTCTTAGTTTGTGCAGTTGGTTTTGGTGCGTCTTTAATTTGGCCTATCTTTTTTAGAAAGGCTAAGTCTTCTTCGTGTGTACTCATTTTAACTCCAGCTCGTTAGGATTGATACTGTTATTTCCGATGTTAATAAATCTCCACTTGCCGCACTTGTTATAGCTGGAGCGGAGACACTTGATATGTTCATAACTAAAGATGATGCTGCCAATTTAGTTACTACTGCTACTATAAAATCTTCCATACCTTTTAAGTTGCCTTGATTGTCAAATGCTGGTACTGCCATTAAAATTCTAAAATTAGCCAGTGGTGATAGTGTTATCTGTGTGTTATTGCTTGGCACTAAATACGGATCACTAGGTGTAACTACTACGCTGTTAGCCAATAATGTAGCTGGTGGGTATGAGAATACTGACCAGACACCTGCGTTAGTTAAAGCTGTTGCAAGTGTGCCACGGAGTGTAGTTACGGCAGCCATTAGCCTACCAGTGATGCTGGACTTGAATACGGCTGGATGAGGCCACGCACTCGGTTAATCAGCTGATAACCCATCCGATAAGGGCTAGCACTGACCCCATCCATACCGACCCCACCAGTCTGGCTTACTTGTCTTGCTTGCCAGATGTCCACTGCAATTATCATCGCAGCTTCTCGTATTGCAGGGGTGCTCGCATAAGATTGGGTCTTGTGTTCTGGGCCTCTTGCGTTGCCATAAGGTACTACTTTATGAAAATTTTGATTAGCTGCTGTTTTTGCATATTGCACAAATGAATAACCATTAGGGTAATTGGCTTGGCCATATTGATACATAAATACTGGAATTAGATTAGTAGTGCCTGTGCTTGGCGGTATTGTGCCAGTGATTGTGTAAGTGCCATTAAATGTTGAACCACAAGCGCTTACTACTATTTGCTGACCTGTTACAAATGCGTTCGGATTAGAAAGCATAAGTGTTGCCACGTTATCTTGTAATGCTGTGGCTACTACTGGGGCATCATTGTGCCATAAGTATTGTTGCAGGAGGTCTTCACTACTTTGACAGCATTCTTCCACTGTCGCATCAGAGTAGAGTGAACCAATACCAAGATTAGCCCGTAACTCGGCTGTTGTAACAAACGTTGCTGGCATCTCTACTCCTTTGCTAATAGCTCTGTGGGGCTAGGGCTACTAAACCCCACAGATTACTGATTTTATTTAATTAAGGTGTTGCTGCGAACTTGATGATTCCGTAAGGCATTTTGGCGATTGTTGCCATAAAGCCATAAATTGCTACCTGTACTTGTAGGTTTGATACTACGTTTACTGACATGTAAGCCTGTGGGCTGCGATATACAGTAAATGCCTCTGGTGCAATAATTACAGCTGAGTTATCATCAAATGCAGTCTGTGAGAAGTTCTTGTCTACGTATAGATCAAGTCCTAATACATTTCCACGAATTGAAGAAGGTCGTACATCTCCGCCTGCGTTCATTGGCTGAATTGCGTTGTAAATTGGTCGACCTGTGTTATCAAGTGCGCCCATCAAAGCTTGCCATTGTGCTGGGTTGCCGATGTAGTTCTGTGCAAAGTAGCCAGTGTTCTTGTAAACAGCTGCTGCTGCTTGTGCTGTATAAGCAACGATTCCATCGCTATCTGCTGATACTGCTGATGCTGATGTTCCTGCTGCTAGTAATGCTGTTAATGCTGCAGTGTCAATAGTTGTCAAATAAGCATTTTGTAGCTGTTGTGTTAGCTCTGCATAGAAGTTAGGGTCTGAACGCTCTAACAATTCAATAGATAGTGTGTTCATGCCTGAGTACTTAGACACTGTACCTGATAGGTAAGCAGTTTCCATGCCAGTATTTTGTACTGCGCCAGCCTCTGCCTCAACAGTTACAACTGGTGCTACACCTGTGCCACCACCTGCGGTAGTTACCAAAGATGGTACGTTAATTGTCATACCTGATGCTGGCAGTGTGCCTTGTGAACATGCATCGATTGTTGGTGTGCCAAAACGTGTGTTTGTTACAAACTCAGTTAGATATTGAGTTGGGTTAAATGCTGGGTTAGTTGAAAATGAGTCATCTGCTGCAGCAATATAAAGCTTAGATTCATCGCTACCTAGTGCAGCTTTGATCTTGTGCTCTGTGTACTTCGCCATTGAGTTAATTGGTGAACGTACTGAAGTTGTAATAAGTGGTGCTGTAATTGTAGGGCGTGCAGCTTCTACTGTAGGAGTAGCAGCCTCTGCCTTTGCTTCTTGTGGCGCTGTTGCTAAATCTTCCACAGGAGCCTCGCTTTC